GACGTAAACCTAACTGCACCCTACGAGAGGATAAAGTGACTGAACTAAACGCCTTACTGGCGAACCTAAACAAACTGTTGATTGAAGTAGACACAAAGTTGAATGAGTTCACAGGGGATAATCCGCCTATTGACGAGGTTGGCTCCACGCTCATTGAACTGCATTCCCTCAAGGGAGCCTTTGGCGATGTTTACTCCTCTTACTCTGCTCGCGCTACGCGGCTATTTCAAGAAGCGCAAGTTGAAGACATGGCATACGGCGAAAACCGCATTGAAGTCCGCACTGCATCCGATAGGAAACAGTGGGAACATCCCAAACTGATTGCAGAAGTTGCGCGGCGTCTCGTATCTGAATCAATTGATATGGACACTGGCGAAGTGATGATGTCCCCCGAGGAACTTATCGCAAAAGTATTGGATTTTGTTCAACCCTCATACTGGCGGGTTAAGGAACTCTCAAAAATCGGCATCAACGCAGATAAGTTCTGCGAAGTCGGCGAATACAAAACAAACATCATTGTACGAAAGGCAAAGTAATAGACATGGCAACGGCAAAGAAAGCAGCACAGGATTCGTCCGCAGAAGCAGTTGTGCAAGAAGTGGAAGTAGCAGTAATGCCATCTCATGACGAGTGGAGAGCAGAGCGTGAACGGGAGGAAAAGCGTCACGCGCAACAGGTAGCACAGATGGCGAAAGACCTTTCTGAACCATTTGCCCCCGAGGTTGAAAAGGTACTCAAGAAGGGCGGTGCATCACTCACATACATTCCTGTCAGCGAAGTAATTACGCGCATGAATAAGGTTTTTGGCATTGATGGATGGAGCAGCGAAATCATCAAATGTGAGCGTGACGCCCATGACCCTGACTTCATCGTTGCATGTGTGCGTATTACTGCATACACCCATGGTGACCGTTTTGTGAGCATCTCCAAGGATGGTTATGGCGGTCAAAAAATCAAGCGCACTAAGCAGGGCGACATTGTTGACTTGGGCGACGAGTTCAAGGGTGCGGTTTCGGACGCATTGAAGAAAGCGGCACAGCAGTTCGGTATTGGTCTCTACCTTGCACGAAGCGAGGAGGCTCTTAGTCTTGATGAGGCAGAGGAAGCAGCAGCATCAGCGCCACAGGTAAGTGAGATGTATCCAAAGTTCAAAACGTTCTTGGATAAGTTCACCCCCGAGCAAAAGGGTGAGGTAAAGACGTTTTGGAGCAAGTACAGCAGTGGTCGCCCAACTCCTAAGCCACACGAGTTCACGGATAACGAACTTCAGGCACTTATTGCAGAATGTGTCCGAATTGAGTTCGGTGGCATCGCAGTGAATGATTCAGTCAGTGAGTGATTTGATTCCTCCTCCGCATTTGTCGGCGTCGTCAATCTCCACGTTTCAGCAATGTCCCCTAAGGTATAAGTACTCTCGTATTGATGAGTTGCCCGAGCCACCAACAGAGGCGTCTCTTATGGGCAACTTTGTCCATGACATACTTGAGAATCTATATAAAGCAGAAGCATCTACGCGGACATTGGCAACAGCCCGAATGCTTGCTGCGAACATTTGGACTGAGTATGAAGAGCGGGCATCGCGAGTCGCAAGGACGCCTGAGGCAATTCGTCGTTTTCGCTGGAATTCGTGGTGGTGTGTGGAGAAATTATTCTCCATGGAAGACCCAACTCAGCGCGAATTTGACGGTCTGGAACACGAGATAAACCACGATGTCAATGGTGTCAGGGTCAAGGGGTTTATTGACCGCTGGCATTTAGTTGACGACGCAATCGTTATTGGCGACTACAAGACTGGAAAAACTCCTAAACCGCATTACGCTGGCGATAAGTTCTTTCAGTTGTTGCTCTACGGGGTAGTTCTCCAAGAGCAACTGTCAAAACCAATAGATTCTGTGGAGTTGCTTTACATCAAGGATGGGGAGCGTCTTCACAAGTCACCAACATCGGAAGACATCCAAAATGTCTACGACACGGTATTAGAAGTTAGAACAAGTATTGAAGACCGATGTGCAACTGGAGAGTTTGAATATAAGCCTTCCAGACTGTGCGATTGGTGTTCGTTTAAATCAATATGTCCATACTGGAGAAAGAAATGAATGACGATACATTCGCCCGTGTAGTAGCGGAAGATGTTAAGAACCGTGCAACTCAACCACAGAAGGAATACCTTCAACTGCCTGAAAACTGGAGTCGTTGGCAGCGTGCACTCAAGACGCTAGAAACAAACCTTAATGACCAACTTGGAAGTATCTATTCCTATGAGCAGGAGCAAATCAGGACGTTTAAGGCTCTTGGCTCGGATGGCGTAAAACTGATTGCTGAGGCAACGGCAGAGTTTGAGGCACGACGCAAGAAGATTGAGCGCTTTAAGTTCCATGTAACTAATAGGCTTGATGAAGTAACGCGCATGATTGCTGTCGGTGGTGAAGCCGTTGATGAGCGATTGAAGGCTGTTGATTTCCTTCGTCGTGCTATTGAGAAGCATCGTTCAATGATGATGTCGTATGACCTTGAGCCGACACCGATTGATGGTGCTTTGTGGGCTGCGTTGGATGGACGATGGGAATTTGAGAACCTATCCGAAGAGGACATTCTTTCGTTCTCATGACACGGCAGCGAATGTTCCTTGATATTTCGTGCGTGGATGCTGCGCGCGAACGCATGCGCCATGTCTACGACACGTTTGACACTGTTTGTGTTCAGTTCTCTGGAGGAAAGGATTCAACTGCAGTCCTTTATCTTGCAAAGGAGATTCACGAGGAGCGCAACCTCGGACCAGTCAAGGTCATTTTCCGTGATGAGGAAATGGTGAGCCCACTAGTTATTGACTTCATTATGAAAGTTCGTGACTATGACTGGGTTGACATGGAATGGTACTGCCTTCCAGTCGGACAGGAAGTATGGGTTCTTGGCAGGCGCGAGTACTGCCTTCTTTGGTCGCCAGAGCGAGCCAAGAGAGACATGCTTGTAAGGGAAATGCCACCATTCGCTATTCGTGCTGAGCATTTTGGGATTGACCCATCTCGCCCAATCCCTGAAACAATTGACTTCTATACCATGCAAGGTAAGCGTGGCAGAACGGCATTTATCACTGGCGTACGCGCAAACGAATCAATGATTCGTTATCGCTCGTGCGTTCAGAAACTGCATGAAAACTACATCAATATTCCATTTAGAATGAAAAAGTCAGTGCCGCTTAGGTTTGCGAAAGTGATTTACGACTGGACGACAGATGACGTTCTTAAGTTCATCACCGAAGAGCACGGCGGGGAATACTGTGAATATTACGACCTTGCCGCGATTACTGGGAGTAATACTCGTGTTGGAATCCCACTACATGCCGTCGCATCGCGTCGCATTGGGGATGTTGTCGCAACAGAGCCAGAATTTTTTGACAGGCTCTATGAGTGCTATCCGCATATTGATGCACAGCGCCGTTGGTGGAGTGAATTCAATATTGAGGCACTAATTGCGCAATATGTTGAGGGTGGATGGGATGGTGTGCGCCAATGCATTGACGACAACATGCTTACCCCAGGAATGCAAGGTGCCGCAATGAAATTTGCAGGTGAATTTAGGAAGAAGCAGGCGACAGACAAATTCGGCTACCCGCTTGACTCCCTCATCCGTACGCTGTTGCTGAATGAGTTCCAAGTAACTTCACCCAACCCTGTCGGACCGAAAACGCGTGCACACACGCTGCGAACTCTTGCCGCGCAGCAAGAACAAGACCAAAATGACATTGACAGTCTGGATGATTACAAATGAATTACTCCGAAATGCCCCTAAACTCCATTAAGCCTGCTCCGTGGCGTGTCAACTATGCACTAAAGCCAGACATGCTGCTTCTTGCTGAGTCTATGAATGACTATGGATGGCTCCAGCCAATTGTTGTACAGAAGTCAACTAGTCATATTATTGATGGTTTCCACAGGTGGGTTACTGCGCAGGATTCTAATTTTGTTAAGAAATACGGCAAAAATGTTCCCGTTATCATCGTTGATGTTGACAATGTTGATGCAATGATTATGCACGTACGTCTCAATCGTGCCCGTGGCAATATTTTTGCAAAGCCGTTCAGTAAATTAATCAGAACACTTGTCGTATCTGACAAGTACAGCGCAGACGAAATTGCTGACATGCTCAATATGTCCGCTGATGAATTTGACCTGATGCTTACTGGCGGACTCCTTAAGCAACGAAAAATTCCACAACACCAATACTCAAAAGCATGGGTTCCCGTAGAGGCACCGAGTAAAGGCGAATTAGATAATCAGGTTATTGAACGCCCACCTAATGCTGATAGATGATTTATTGGACAAATTAATTGTGGTAATGTTGGTCAGTCTCGCATTTGGAGGACTGGCTGATGCCCACAAGCAATCTGACAGAAGATGTTGAATTTTTAACTGACGTTGACACCCGTGGTGACGTTGTACGCCGCGCGCGTTTCATTCGTCGTCCACGGCGAGTTAATGGTCGTAACGTTCCCGGCAACGCTCGGTATTACCGTCGTCGTCAGCGTGAACTTCTGGCTGGTAGGCGCGCAGCGCAGCGAGCCGAGCGCGGTGGAGCACGGGCTGCTGCTGCTGGTCGGGCTGCACGCTCTGCTGGAGGGCGCGCCGCTCGTGCCCCACGTGGTGCTGGAGGAGCGGCACCTGCTGGTGGTGAGCGGCGTGCAGGATTTCTAACACGGCTTCGTCGTGGAATCCGCAACGTTGCTCGGCGGGTGGAGGCAAACCGTCGTACAAGGCGTGAGCGAGCAAATCGTCCGCCAACACGATAGGGAGGTGACCAGCCATGCTGGTATCCGTATCTGACCTCACCAAGTACATGGATATCCGATTCAGCAACCGTCAAGAAGAGGCTGCTGAGTTCGTACTTGAGGGTCTTCAAAGTGAACTTGAGTTGTATCTTCGCCGACCTATAGAACCTACGGTTTTTGAGGAAACGTATGTTCTTGAGTCAAATCATACTGGCGTACCTATGTCATCATTCTTCACGAATGAGTCATCTGCGTCAACGGATACGGTAAGTATGGTTTCTTATATGCAACCACCTCAAACTGTTTATTTGCGTAACTCTCCAGTTATTGAAGTTGAAGAAGTAACACTACGCCAGCAAGGTTCAGCAACTGCCACAACCCTTACCGAGGGGATTGATTACGTCGTACGCCGTTACGGTATTGACGTTTTCCGTGGATTCGCTAACGATGTAATCACGGTGTCTTATACGGCAGGACTTGCTGGTGAAGGAATCAAGGTCTTCAAATTAATGATTCTCCGCGCTGCGACAAGAGAAATGCAAAACATGCACGATGATGTCGTCGGTATTAAAGATTTAGAGACGCGTAACGTTGCCCCACTTGAGACTGGTTTCCTTGAGAAGGAACTGCTTGCCGTAAAGCGGTGGCGCAGGAGCCGAGTCGCTTGATTCGCATCAAGATTGACTGTGATGCCGATGATGCCATTGAGTATCTGGATGGCATGATTGCGCGTAGCCAAGACTTTACAGTGGTGTTTCAGTGGGCAAAACGCTACTTGGCGCGAGCCAATGCAGAAAACTTTACGTCTAGTGGTTTACCAGCAGGTGGATGGTCGCCACTTTCGGCACGTTATGCAGCATGGAAGGCAGTCAGATTCCCCGGCATGCCAATCATGCAGCAAACTGGAAAACTGTTCCGCGACCTTGCGAGCCTTAACAGTGCACCGAATGAGATAAATCTAACTAGTGCAACATTTGGCACCAAGATTGAATATGCTAAATTTCACCAGTACGGAACTACTAGAATGGCAAAACGGCAGATTGTTTTTGAGCCCCCCATGTTCGCACGCGAACTGGCGGATAAGGCTGCTAAACATGTTGTTGGTTCTGGTGGTCGCGGAGTCCGCAGATTTTTTGGTGGTGCATAATGCCTAATGAACAAGACATCGTTATGTTCGGCGCACATTTCGCCAAAAAAGTTGTCAACGACTATCTTGAGTATGACATCCCAACTCGGCTCACCCGCTACCGTAACGCATGGAACGTAGACGATTACACGCTGCCAGACCCAGAAAAGTACCTCGTGTATGAACCAATTGCCTTAGACCACTGGCCGACGCTTATTACTGTCGTCATTTCCACGAATTCCTTTGACAGACTTTTGAACTATGGGGCTGGAGACCCGCTCTATCGCGTCTCATACTCTATGCGTACCTATATTTGGGCTAAGACCGAGGGTTCAGAAGAAGTCACCCTGATGCGCGACAGGTTGTCAACTGTTGTCCGCTCATCATTACTAGATTCTCCATGCATGAAGGGTTTGAGTGAACCAACCGTAGATGTCATGCTTGATGAAAGCACGGTGCGTGAAGAGTTTTCTGACCTGACTCTGATTAAGGGTGACCGTGTACTTGCGGGCGCCTACATAGGGTATGATTTGTATCTAAACGAACTTATTTATCGTCAACCAATTGCAGGACTAAATGCAATTGACGCTGAGTTTTACAACATGCGAGGAACATGATGCCTGAGAAAAAAGTATGGAACTCACAGGAGCATCCGATTATCTGCGATACGCACGGAACCTACCTGAAGCCCAAAAAGAGTCTCTGGGTTGCCGATAATGAAATCCTTGAAGGTCTCATCAATCAGAAACTTGTTGTTGTTGTTGGTGAACGGGCTGAGAGCATTGTCGTTAGCGAACCAGCACAGGTAGCAGAAGAAACTCCCTCAACGAAGACGCGCTCAAGCCGTTCTAAGAAAAATACGGAAGAAACTCCTGAGCAAGAGCAGGAAGTTGAAGTACAATTACCAGAAGCGTCAAATACTGAAGTTATTGAAGAGGCTCCAACCGAAGCAATACTTCCTGAAGACGAGCAATGATTTAGGTATACTCGCTGAGGATATCTAAATCAAGGTTTCAATTAGCACGGAGGATGGCGAATGCCCGGTGTACAGATTACAACCGCAGTACGTACAGGACCAGCAGTAACTGGCGTTGCACCTGATTCAACATTCTTTGTTGTAGGTGAGACACAGCGCGGAAAGCAGAACACCGCTGTCCTCGTTACCAGCCTTGACGAGTACGTCACCCAATTCGGTGGGTATGAAGCAGATAAGCACACGTACAACGCTGTGCGGATTTTCTTTGAGGAAGGCGGCGCAAACTGCTATGTTTCGCGTGCAGCAAATGCTGCTTGGGACACTGCGACTGTGCTTGTTGAAGACGCAACTGATGAGACCAAGGGAATCACGGTTTCTGCTGCTGGAAGCGGTGAATGGGGCAATGACATCTCGGTTGTTGTTTCTGCGGGTGACGGTGTTTTCAACGTGGAAATCCAATACGGCGCCGATAACGAAGTTATCGCTAGCAAGAGTGACCTAACTACAATTGCCGAAGCAATTGAATGGTTTGAAAACAGCACTGCAGCCAAGCGCTATGTGCAAGTTGCCCTCGCCGCTGATACTGACGACACGAACGCGCTTGGCGCTGGCACATACAACCTAAGCGGTGGCACCAACGAAGAAACTGTTGCTGTCGCTGGAGTCGTAAGCGCTCTCGCTGCCTTCACCGAGGAACTTGGAGGTGGCTGTGTTGCTGCGCCAGGTTTTGCAACTGGTTCCGACACCACGCTCTACGATGCTCTCAAAAACCATGCTGTAAGCCAGAATCGCATTGCTTTGCTCTCCTTCAAGAAGGGCGAGACTAAGGCAAACGCTATTTCTAACTCGGAATCATACGGTGCCAGCGATGACACTGGTCACGAGAACGTTGCAATGTACTTCCCATGGGTTACTTTCCCCTCAGGAACAGGCGTAACACTAAGTGCTTCTCCCGAAGCATACGTCGCAGCAGTCCGCTCAAAGACCCACAACTCAACTGGGCCATGGAAGGCTTACGCTGGAGTTGAGTCAAACTCCCGTTTTGTCACTGGTGTCGCAACGGCACTCAGCAAGGCTGACGGCGACGAACTTGACGCGGCTCGCGTAAACCCAATTCGCATCATCGCAAATGATGTACGAATCTACGGTGCCCGCTCGCACGCAGGCGCAGGGACAGCGACAAGCGAAGCACGCGAATCGCAGTGGCGTTTCATTACCGCACGCGAAACAATCAACTACGTGGTCAACCAAGCAAACATCGCACTGGAGCCACTTGTTTTCTCAACGATTGATGGTCGTAAGACAATCTACGCCGACATCACCGCTGCTTTGCAGTCGGTTCTTGAGCCAGTCCGCATCGCTGGTGGTCTATATGAAGGTTTCTCGCCAACTGGCAAGCGCCTTGACTATGGCTACACCATCAAGGTTGATGACACTCTGAACCCAGCAAGCCAACTGGAAAGTGGTCTTGTCAAGGCTCAGGTCGGTATTCGCGTCTCCAGCATTGGCGACAAGATTACGGTCAACATCATCAAGTCAAACCTGACAACGGCTCTGGTATAACGGAGGAACAATGCCTGATTCAATGCGTAAACTCGCAGCACAACGCCAGATTGTGGCGAAGATTTCCCCCAGTGTGTCTGGAACAGGGCAACTCTTCCCCGACTACTTTACGCAGGTATCGGGCGGAGAAATTTCTGCCTCTGTGGAAAAGGTCTACCACGGCAAGTCGCTGTTCCCCGAAACACTCTGCGCTCCAGCAGAAATCGGTGACATCACTGTAACTGGCTACGTCTCGTACGATGCTACCTTCCTTGCCAAACTGCAAGATTTGCGTCAACTCGTCGGTCGTATCTATTACGATATTACTGTTCAAGTTTTTGACTGTGACCTTAATGTCCCTGGCGCTGACCGCTTCTACTCCAAGGCTCTCCTTGTTGGGTTGAGTGAAGGTGAAGGCGATGCCTCATCGGGTACACCAGCAACGTTCGCTCTTACCTTCAGTATCTCCACTGTTTCGGTTCCAGCAACTTCTGCCTGATTTTTTTACGAGTTGTACCTGCTCGTAATAGCCATCGTGCTAGTCTCGCTGCATGGAAGAACCCACATTTAACATCGTAAGCAATCTGTCAGACGACGCTGCTGGTGACCCATCAAACAACGTGCTTTCTGCGTTGAAGGCTGTCATTAGCAAGAGCGTTAAGCGACCAGATGTATTCATTGAAGTTCCAGAACGACCCGGTGTAAATATCCGTGTTTCGCCAAACATTACGCAACATCAGTTGCGTTCATGGCGTAAGAATGCTGGTGAAGATACAAAGGCTGGCATGGACACGGTCAAGTTCGCATGCGCAGTTGTTGGTCATACAACCACGGGCATCACCATGAATGGTGAAGTCGTTACTGATGACCGTGGTGTTGAGTTGACATTTGCGTCGCCCGAGATTCTGGCAATGACAAATACTCAGCGTCCGCTGCCAGATTGCGTTAAGGCATTTTTTGGCATTGAGCCACACATTGAGGCAGCGGCAGTTGCGATTATGGAAGCGGCTGGTTATGGGGACACGGTGGACACTGCGGACCCTACGAAGACGTCCTCTACGAACTAGAAGAGGACGTCCGCGTCATCAACGCCGCCCGTTTGGGTGAGTTGTTCGGTACAGACCCAATTGCCTTGTTGAACTGCTCTGAAGAAGAGTGGTTGATTAGATTCGCCTGTGCTAAAGTTATAGAGAAAGACCGTGAGCGACAGGCTAAAGAGGCTGAGAGAACTCGGGGTAAATTTTAAGCAGTTTTCGCTTTTGGGGTTCACATGGCTGAGCAAGTCACCATTAAAATTAACGTAAAGGCTGACACTGCTGTAATTGAACGCGTGCGAGCGCAATTAGCATCATTATGCCGCGAGGCTGATGATTGTAGTAATACTTTTGATAAGTATTCAAAAAGGCTCAACGACACTAGCAAATCACAGAAGCGGCTTACCGAGACCACAGATAATCACTCCAGCGCCGTAAAGCGACTTTCTGGGGCGCAGCGCAGAAATAGCAAGGACAATGATTCATTCATCAAGCAACTCTTCAAGATGGATGATGTCGGCAAGAAACTATTAGGTGGGCTTCAGGGTCTCATAAAATTTGGTTTTAAGTATGTCGCCATTGAGGCTGCTGCTGCCGCTGCTGTTATTGGTTCTGCTGGTCTCCTTTTCAAAACTGGACAATTGTTCGCCAAGGGCTACCAAACAGCCTTGGCTGGGGTTTCATACGCCCTGACCGCATTGGTTGCTGCAGGTTCGGCGTTTCTTGCAGTTCAACAGCAGTTTGCATCAATTCAATTTGCCCCAATGTTTACCAAGGGGCTAGTCAATACTCAAGATAGGTTTGAGGCTGCTGACCTCGCAATGCGCAGTTTTGTTAATTCATCAGAACTTGCAGTATTTGGCACGAAAGCACTTACAGCGTCATTTGCTGAAATGGCAAAGAACGTCAATCCACAGCAACTCGGGCAGGTAACTGGCGCAATGCGTACGCTTGGAAACGTTGCTGCTGGCATGGGTGGCGACATCGGCAAGAACTTTCAAGAAGTTTCCAAGTTCGCTGCTGCTTTCCAAAAGGAAGGAAAGTTAACTGATGCCGTAAAGAAGCAGGGCGAGGGTCTTAGCCCAATTTTCAAGAAAGTAATTGAAGAACAATCAAAAGCGGGTAATACAACTTTTGAAAAGTTCATGTCAACGCTGGGCACAAATAAGACGTTTGCCGAGGCTTATGGTGGGCAACTAGATGCAGTGAATAATACTGTCATGGGACACCTCAAGGGCGCGATGACTGACCTTAAAGCAACATTGACCGATATGGGTGGACCGTTGCTGGAGCCATTAGGCAATGCAATTACCCATATAAAACATCTTATTGAAGCGCTCCTGCAGCGTGTACGTGGAAGCGTACAGGAGATTGGTAGTGGAAGCCTAATAAATGGGATGGTCAAGGGGGTAGAAAAACTAACCCTTCTCCTCGGACGCCTAATGACCCATGACGTCACTAAGGCTGGCGACGCCATTGACAAAATGAAGGGTGCGTGGACGGCAATAACTGGTTTCTTTGAAAAGATTCAGGACTATCTGCGCCCACTCCAAGATGCTGCTTCAGTTCTTTGGCAGGCGCTGCAACCAATTCTGCAGGCGTTCGTCGGCAACTTTAATTCTACAATACAAACGCTTTCCAAGTCACTTGTTGACAATAAGGAAGAAATCGTTGGCTTTACTACGGAGATTGCAAAGTTCCTTACGGCATTTGGAAATTTTGGAACTGTTCTAAAGGAAGCATTCATAAAGGCTCTTCCAGTACTAAAACAACTCGCAAGTATTTTGACGATGATATTCACTATTCTTACCAAAGTTTTTGGTTTGATTAATAAAATTGGCGGACCACTTGGGGGTATCGCTACATTGGGTGCTGCATTCTTGGGTATGCGCGCTCTAAAAATTGGGGCAAAGGGCGTCAAGGGAAAAGTAGATAGCAAAATCGGAAGCATGATGCCTGGTGGCGGCGGAGTTATGGGTGGGGGTGTTGTAGGTCAGAACGTCGCAACAATGAATGTTAATGCTGGGGTTGTAAACATGTCTGGCGGCGTTGCTGGCGGAATCGGCATATCGCCACTAAATGCCCAAGGCGGGGTTGGGACGAACCCCTATGGTCCGATGATGCCAACGTCGCCGACTGGTTTTCGTGGTGCCTACGGGGTGGCACGCGCTGGAGGGGTAGGCATGTTTGGCGCAGCACGCGCTGGGGCTGGTTCATTTTTTGCCAATAGTCCTTATGGACCAATGGCAATGATGGCTGGTGGGACAATGCTTGATGCCGTCAATCAGTCACAGTTTGGCAACAATCCGTATCTAGGTGCTGGCGCAAATATGCTCCAAACTGGTGGAATGTTGCGAATGATGGGAGCAAGTGCGCCTGTCGCTGCAGGTGCGGCGACGGCAGTTGGAGCATGGAAAGTTGGCGGCGCACTATCAAGCAAGTTCTTTGGCAATGATGACAGCATAAAGGGCAAACTTGGCGGTGCGGCAACGGGAGCGCTGGCTGGTGCAGCAATCGGCTCCATCGTCCCCGGTATCGGTACTGCTGCTGGGGCAGCAATTGGTGGTCTTGTTGGTGGAGTTTCTGGTTGGCTGAATGCTGGGAAAAATAAGAAAAAAGCCCGCAAGGCTGCGGAAGAATTTGTTGACGGATATTCAAGCGCAATTGACCAAGCGTTCAAGGACGGCGATGTTGCGGCACTTAACGAACTCAAAGATTCCTATGTTGAGCAAGCAAAGGCTGCAGCAAAGGGAAATATTGATGTATACAACGAGAAAATTAAAGAGTTTGAACCAGAACTAGAGAAAATTAATCAGCGGATAGATACGTTTACAAAGAACGCTGAACAAATGAGTCACTGGCTCGGCATGAGCACTGACACTATGAACCAGATTTCTGAAGTTACAGGAATCAACTTTCAGAACAGGCTGGTTAGCGTTTTTGAAGTAATAGGTCGCGCAGGCGAAGATTTTGGTCTAAATCTTAAAGAAGTTCTCGGAAACATTCTTGCCGACATTGACCAGAAACAAACATCTGCAATTCTTGATTTGATTGAAAAACCAGGGCAGATGGCAGAAATGGGCAAACAACTTGATGCGGCTCAGGCAGCAATTATGAGCGGGGATACATCACAGGGCGCACTAGACGAATACATCAAGCAGCAGTTTACTTATGCTCAGGCACAGGCTGGCGGAGACCCCATGAAAGGTCTTGCTCTTGCCATGGATGTTATTAGGAGTCAGGGCGGTAAGGGTGGTGCGCTTGAAGGAAAAACTGACATTTTGATGAGTCGCATTAACGAGATGGGTCTTCTTGACCCGCAAAATCTTGTCAATATTGCTCAGCAATCTGGTCAAGTTGACCTAATGGCACAAGAGTTAATGACACTTTTAGGTCCTAATGCAAAAGATGCACAGGGCAACGCAATTACTCTTGATACTACCAAAAATACGTTGCTTAATCAGATTGCTACTGGCGGTATTGCTGCATTCACGCAACAAGAAGAGATGCTGAAAAGTTATGGATTAACAAAAACTGGTCAGGGCGGAGGTATTTCTGCATCCGACTTCTTGCGGTATGGCTTTGGTGGTGCTGCCCAACTTCAAACTGGCGCGAATATGGCACTTGGTGCGCAAAGTTACTCAAATGGTACGTACGGCGGAGGCGGAGTAGCACTTTCTGCTCCAGTAGGAACAACTGGTGGAATTTCAACTGCTACAGGGACACTTCAGCCAACTTCATCTGTTCAGAATATTCAGGTTGGCGAAACGAAAATTACTGTTAGCGGAATCTTGAGCCCATCTGAAGCCGAACTTATTGCGAACGCTGTCGCGAAGGTTCAGAATAGTTATGGCGAACGGCGCGGTAGCGGTCGCGGCGGCTTGGGTGGCGGCGTCGGAGTAACGGCGAGTTAAGGGTATTTATGGCAACGATTGATAACAGAAACCATGCTGCGCGAGTCTATGGTCAAACAAAACGTGCCGCCTCTGGTACCCAAGTTGTGAAAATTCAGCGGTCAAATATTTCGCGCGTAATTACTTTTGACAACGAGCAGCAGCAGGCTTTTATTCGCCTTCTTCCAGTTCAGTCAGATGACACAATATACGAGTTCCACTTTCCGTATTCACCAGTAAACATCACATATGATGGTTTATCAAATGAAATTGCGGAAATTGAAAGACCAGGCGCTACGGCAATAGTTGCGTATAAAAAACATCAACTCCTCAAAATATCATTTGACTTTGTATTAGCAGTTCCGTTTGACGGCGTTACTACATCAATTGATTCAGACATAGCACTTATGCGCAAAATTGCGGAACACGTAGCGCGTCCAGTTCAAGTCTTCAACCTGGACAAGATGTTTGAACGGACAGCACTGCGTCGTTATCAGCCAGCAAACACGCGACATCGCTCGTACGTAACAAAATTCCGTATTGCCGATTTTTCGGTAACAAGCGCTAAACGGAATCCATCTGGTGGGATAACACAAGCAGATTGCAAACTCACCCTTATTGAGGATGTCAATCCGAAGATTGACGTTGCTTTAATACCAAAATTTGTTCCACCACCATCTATACCTAAAAAGACGACAACTACAACAAAAACAACAGCAACGGAAGTTCCTAAAGCCTCTACCACAACCAATAATACGGCTAATACAAAGCCAGCATGGGCGCTGAAGGGCGGCGGAACAATCCCCGCTAAGTACAGATAATATGATTGATGCAAATATTTTTAGACCAGTAGGCGCTCCTCCGCCAGGATATCCGTACGCGCAAGCGATAGTTGAGTACGGCAATATCAATATGCTTAATCGTCCGCGTGTAGTGAATGCTGATGGAAGCATCTCAACCGTTAGGTCAATCAGTTTTTCAGAAACCTACAGTGTTTTGTTTGGTCCAGACAAACTGCGTCATGTGCTTATTCCCACCGTCCATGACGATGGTTACATTATGTCTGATGACGCCGCGATGAAAAGGTATCGCAAAACTGGGCGACATCTAGGTATTTTTTCTACAAAAACTGATGTGAACCGTTATGCAATCATGCTTCATGACATGGAACAGGCGCGTCTAAATAACGAGGATTACGAGCAACCATTCAAGCATCCAGACCAAACTGCAATTTATGATGCCGTAACATCATTTCGTGTTAACTACGCCTTGACTGCTGGCGCTGAAATAAGCGTAGATTTTGCTGATTTCCAAGGTCAAATGTTTAAAAATAACTACTTTCAAATTGGACAGCAATACTTTTATAGAAATGAACCATTCCAAATGGCATCTGTGGAAGTTGGGCAGGGCGAAGGAGAGTACTGGAACGTAAAGTGCAAGTTGCGCACTTGGCAGCAGCAGCAGATGAAGGAAGACCTACATCCAGAAAACTATAAGTCTGCCAATGGTTATGAATTCGCTCAAAAAATGGCATTTAAGTATGGGCTTGTGTTTATCGGGGAAGAAGTTAAAGGCAAGCAGCAGCAGATAAAGGTCAAAGCAAAAAACAATAAAGAAAGTTCTTGGGACGTTCTACAGCGTGCCGCTGGGGATAATCAGTACTACTGCTTCATCGCTGATGGGAACCTGTTTTTTTGTAGCCCCAAATTTTTACTTGGAAATTGGGGCATAGATGAGGTCAACATCTTCGGCAAGATGTTCAAGTACGTACCACTAATTTACCCCACGCCAGAGACGGAAAAACGATTCCTCTTGATGGGTCTACCAGAGATGCGGTCATCTTTTGATTCCGTAAAAGATGGCGAAGGCAGCGCACAATTATGGCGTGATAATGCTACGCAATTGCGAGCAGGAATGACGGTTTATGTGAAAAATATGGGCGGGTACGACGGTGGGTACATCATTAGTTCCGTTGACTATGCGGAAGGCGTGCCAGAACCAGTATCAATCAGTTTCTCCACGATTGAAAAACTTGCCCCAGAAGATAAGAAAAAAGTTGAAGAAAAAATATCTGAGGTTACTGTGATTAGTGGAAGTGGTGGAACCTGATGGCGTACAACTATTTTTCTGAACCAGATTTTTATTCATCAAGCAAGAGTCTTGTACCTGCAGGTATTCATATTGGTATTGTCAAAAGTTCTAGTTCTGCAACAAAGTCTGTGATGGTTTTGGTTCCTTCAATTAACGATAATGACGTTATCGGACCATGTAGAATTGTTATTCCGCTTATTTCTGGAGCGACCGCAGTCATGCCAGCAGTCAATACTAAAGTTGTTGTTGCATTTCTTGACGGCAACTATGACCAGGGAGTTTGTTTAGGCAAACTACAGTAGGTATGCCGTAGGGCGCTGTTCTGTGGGAGAATAAGAAAATGGACATGCTTTCAAGTCCATTGCGATTCAGCAATGGTGCAGCAAAACTTTTTACTGAAGGCACGGACGAGTATTACGCTGAACTCCTGTCAAGAATTATGCAGATTGAACCAGGTGAATTCCCAATCTCCATTTTTTTTGGTATTCCCGACCCAACATTTAGCGGACTGAATAGAGCCACACTCGCTGAATTGGCGTCTCAATTTGTGCCAGAAATTGACATAACATCAATTTCAAGCACAATTAGTGAAGACAATCTAGGCGAGGAAACGCTTTTAATTTACTTTGAGAGGGCAGAATGACATCGCCAGACTTTAGAGAGTATGTTGACCTTACGATTTATGACACAACTCCTCAGGCTTTATACGACGAGGCAGTTACATATGCCCAGACTGCTTTACCAGAGTTTGAACCGCGCATTGGGACAATTGAGGATGCCCTATTGCAGAGCATGGCTTATGTTGGCGGAGTCTTAGCGACTGGAATAAATCGCCTGCCCAACGGGATAATGGAGGGCATGTGTCGGCTCCTTGGGTTTAATCGCCTAGAGGCAGAATTTGCGACGGGGAAAGTAACTTTTACCACAAGTGTTAACACGGGTACGGTAATCCCAAAGGGGACAGTAGTTACATACGATACATATAATGATGGAATTACAACGTCCTATCCATTTTCTACTGATAGCGATTTGATTATTCCTTCAGAGTCAGATTCTGGCAATGTTACAGTTACCGCAACAGTTGCCAGCAAGTATCCAGCACTGCTTGCTGGTCAATCCCTGACACTTGTATCGCAAGTTCCTTACGTAATTGCCACGGAAATGTATGACGACCTTTCCGTTGGTGCAGACTCAGAATCACCAACTGCATTTTTCACACGGGCAGCGCAGTATTTTGCTTCACTCAATACAACTATTGCTACAGCCTCACAAATGTCTAACTATATTGTGAGTAACTACTCAACTGTGCCAGTAGTTAAGGTTTATGACCTAACTGACTCCTCGCTCATGTTATTTAGCGAGGCTGATGCGCCGGGGAAAGTAACTGTTTGTGTATGCAATACAAATGGCGATGCCTTGACATCCACGGTAAAAACGGAATTAGGCGACGACCTATCAGACAGGTGTGTTGCTGGTTTAACAATCTCCGTAATTGATATGGATGAGTTTGATGTGGCAGTAAACATTGCCATTTCTGTCCTTGATGGATTTGCCCCAGCAGAGGTATCCGCAGCCGTAACTGCAGTCATTGACTCCTACTTAAGCCATACGGGCTGGGATTTTCAGGAAACAATCAACAAGAACATTCTTATTGCAAAGGCATCACAAATATCTGGCGTTAAGTACGTGTCTAGTCTTAATATGGTCTTAAACGTGAACGCTGCTGGAAAAGCCGACGAAGAAGAAGTTGGTGGTTCCCCGACTGGAAACATAACAATGCTCAAAAAGGGTGTTATCCCAATAGGTGCTGCTGATGTTTCTGTCATCTAATCGTGGGGGTTCGTAATGGGGCTGACGGTAAACGCGCTAGCAGAGAGCGACTGGACATTTACGGGTTTTGCAGTTCCGTCATCATGGACTGCAACCGATGCGACCCTGCATACCACCCTATCTGAATATAAGTATCAGGGTTATGGTTCACTCAAAAGCACCCTCACAGCAACTTCTGCAACAATTTTATTTAATGACGACCTGTCCTCAACTACAGCCAAAACAACTGCAGATTATGTAGCGGGAAAGATTGAATCTTTTGTCTGGTGTCGCGCTACAGCAACAGCAATAATTACTCCACAGTTAACTATTACGCGAACAATGGGTGGTACGCCAGTAGAGGGTGTTGACATCTTCACAGCCTCAGGCACACCTATAGCCCTAACCTCTGGAGACTGGTACCTAGTTAGGACTGACCCAGTGTCTATCCCAGTTACTCCAGCAACGGCAACGTATAGCATTTCCTTGCAATATGTAATTTCTGGAGGAACTATTGGTTCTTCGGTATTTCTGCATTATCCAACAGCGTATGAACAATTGGCTTTTTTGCGGAACACATATTTAATGAACTGTTGGAGTAATATTCCTGCATTATTTCAAGATAAGGAAACTGAACTTCCACTTCCAAGTTATGCACTGCTGCGATTTATGGAAGTTGGCATGCAGGCGCATGGTGTAATTAATGATATTGCCGCTGGATTCCAGTATCAAGATATTTCCGAGGGCAAAGACGAAACTAACCAAGATACGTTAAGCATTCTTGTGCAACCATCTGAAATTCCCCGTGACTATATTTTCTGGGTAGCGCAATTCACTGGCACTCAACTGCTCAACCCAACTGCAGGGGCAACGCCATGGGCAAATATTCCAAGTACGTGGGATGGGATTGACCTTATTGATACCGTAGATGACCCTGATGACGTTGTTGCGTGGGGTTCTCTTCAAGGTTTTGCCCCAGAAATTGCAGGTCTTGATGACTTCTTCAGGTGGCAGGTGGCTTCAGGTTACTACGGATATGCGGCAGGCTCTATTGCTGCAATCCGTGAAGCAACAAAGCGCGTGCTTGGCGGAACAAAAACTTGCACAATCACGAAGAATTATCTTTCATCGCCATGGCGTATTCGCATTCAAACAAAACTTGCCGAAACGCCTGATGCCACAACAGTTGGAGAATCAATTGACGAAATGCTTCAATTGATGGAACCTGCGCGTCCTTTAGGCGTTGTCCTTACCCACGAAATTATTGCATAGTTGTATACTTAACAAGCCGCCGTAGGAGATTTGTATGACAGCCTCACAGACAACCCGCCTTGAATTATGGACGTGGGAAAGTAGCAACGACGAATTTACCCGTATCCAGATGACTGACTCTCACGAGCAACTGGAGGAATTTGCTGCCAAGTTCATGACTGGTGAAGGCGCTCCGTCGGTGACAACAGATGCAACGACAAAAGCATTCTACTGGGATACAACTAATGGCGTTTTGTATTTCCGTGGGACGACTAGTGGGGGGAGTAGTCACTCATGGACGCAGGTTTCCCATTCGTATGACGTCGCAACGCAGATTACTGGAAATGCAACGGCTTCTGCTGGTACTGGAGCCGCCCTTGCCAGAGCGTCACACGTACACAGCGTCAGTACCGCAACAGCAATAGATATTGGTGCCACCTCATCTACGGGAAGCGGCAGTGCACTTGCTCTTGCTAACCATATTCACGCCATCCCTGCTGGACATATTACCAACGCCATGATTTCTTCGTCTGCGGCGATTTCGTCAAGCAAGATTTCTGGGTCGGTTGCGGCAGCGGATAAGTGGAATACGGCGCGGACAATCACACTTGCAGGAGATTTAACTGGCTCTGTAACTTTTGATGGAAGCGAAAATAGAACGCTGACAGCCGTTGTAGTTGATGAAAGTCATGAGCATGCTTCTCAATACCAGCCACTTGATTCTGACCTTACTGCTCTCGCAGGACTTGCCACGACTGGATTTATTGTTAGAACTGCAACTGGAACTGCAACTACACGCAGCCTTGGCGTATCTGGTTCTGGAATAACAATTTCTAACGCAACTGGTGTCGCTGGCGACGTAACAATAACTCTTGCATCAGCATCAGCAAATACGGCATCACATCTTGTTTTACGCGATGCTAGTGGTAACTTTTCGGCTGGAACAATCACTGCTGCGCTCTCAGGAAATGCAACAACTGCATCATCATGGCAAACGGCACGCACTATCACTGTAGACGGCGACGCATCTGGAACTGTAAGTATTGACGGCTCTGCCGCTGCAACATTGACACTAACTGTCAGCAATGCCGCACAGGCATCAAAGTGGACGACCGCTCGCACAATCACACTATCTGGCGACGCATCAGGTTCCGTAAGCATTGACGGAAGTAGCGCAACAAATACCCTCTCGGCGACTGTCGCTACTGCTACCGCACTACGGACATCACGCACCTTCACATTTACTGGAGATGTGGCAACCGCGAATGATGGGTCAACAGCAGTAACCGCATCGTTTAACGGTTCCGCTGACCCATCCTTTACCCTGCGCGTGAAGAATGACAGCCATACTCACGACACCCGTTACTACACAGAAACCGAAATCCATGCCGCCAAGTTGTATCAATACGCTAATAACACGAGCGGTACGGGAGCGGCACTTCCATCAGAAGCAGGACGCACAACGCCTCGCATCTTCGTCCAATCTACTGAACCAACGTATACCTCACCTGCCGTAGCCGTGACTGGCGATATTTGGTTCCAAATCTGATGACCATGGGGCGAGTACATGTCTTCTCTGACGGAAAGTGGCGTCAAGTAAAAGCCGCATACGCGTGGCGTAATGGCTGGGTTGCCGTTCGTTCACTCCAAGTCATGTCAGACACTGGGTGGGTGCGCATCTCGTTTGCTGATGGTTCAGAAACACTAGATACCGTAGATAATTGGGACGAACTATTGGCGTTGGCGGCTTGACATGTCTGCTGACCAGAAGATTGACCTCCAACTTGATTTTGCTCTGACTACACGACTCCTGCTAGCGGTATTTGGTTTTACTACATTTGCTAATGCGGAAATGATTATTCCTGGGCTTGTTGCGCTTGCTGCGGTTGGTGTTGTCCTTTTCCATATGCTTGTAGGAAAGTACGTCGTGCATCGCCATATCTATATAGCCGCGATGTCAACTTGGGGAAGCGCAATTATTGCCTGTGCAACTTATGACGCCGGGTTGATGTATGTGTCAATGTTTTTGTGTTTATATATATATGAACTATTTGTGTTTAAAAAGTGGGGCTTAATTCATGCCTGACATGACAAATCTCATCGTTGTCCTTGGCTCTATTGCTACTGCCATAATTTCGGCAGTAGTTGTCATACGTGGTCAGAAGGTTTCTGCAAACGTTGACCTAAAAGGCGTTCAAAACGAACAAGTTAAAACAATTTTTGATGGGTACGGGAGCATCGTTGATGACTTGCGTGCAGAAGTTATACGCCTCAAGGAAGTGATTGAGGGGCTACAATTAGAACAAGACGAATGCCTAAAGAAGAATGATGCTCTTCTGGCAGAGGTTGAGTCGTTGAAGCAACGCATACATCACTTGGAGGTCAACAATGGAAGAACCGCTGAGTGAGGACGAAATTCTCCAAAATTTTACGGAGATGGTCAAGGGCGCGCTGCCTGACAAGGTTGTTACAAACTTCATAATTATTGCAGAAGTTGTTGGTGGCTCGGAGAATGACCTGAGTATCGCAACTTCTGATGGCATGACCCCGTGGCTCGCGAATGGGATGCTTCAGGCTGGGATGGACATGATTGCCATGGGCTATCCAGTGATGCAGGATGAAGACGACGACAGTTAATAGTTATAGTAATTACTCATGAAAAATTACCACTACGCAAAGGTATTTTTGGTCTAAAATCAGAGTATCTGAGTCTCGGAGAACCCATGATTGCTGGTATTTACAACATAACGTGCGAACAGGGTTCTACTTTTACGCGCACGTTTACAATACAAAACCCAGATGGAACAGTTTACCCTTTATCTGGTTTTCAGGCACGAATGCAAATACGGCGCGATGTTGAATCGTCTACAGTGATGTTCAGTGCCACCACGGAAAATGGCTGTATCCAGATTGAGCCAACTGTTGGGGAAATCATCGTAGATTTAAGTGCTACGCAGACGGCAAGCATCACCAGAAATGGTGTTTATGACCTTGAAATTTATTCAGATGATGGATTGGTTTACAAAGTTGTCAAGGGTTTATTCCGACTTGATAAAGAGGTAACGCGATGAGTGGTGAAAACATTATCATCGTAGAAGAACTTAGAAACGTTGTAACCGTTGACGAAAGTGCTCCCACACAAATAACCGTCAGCATTAATGGAAGCCCACTTAGGGCATCATCCACAACCCTCCTACATGGTGTCGGTGCGCCGTGGACAATCATAATTGACGTGGAGGCATAGTGCCTGGTTTCATCGCGTCCGACTACGGTTCAATTGGTGACTACTACATTGATGTTGAGACTGGCGATTTTTATGGTCCGAAGACAGACGCAGGGTGGCCAGACACGCCATTTTTCACCGCTATCACGACTGCAACACAGCAAAATGAACGCTATGTACATAGTCAGGGTTCACCTTCGTCAACATGGTCAATAACCCACCCCTTGGGAGGTAGACCATCAGTTACAGTAGTTGATACTGCAGGAACAGTGGTTATTGGTGAGGTAACATATAATAGCAACACGCAGGTTACTGTGAATTTTACATCAGCATTTTCTGGGTTCGCATACCTCACATAGTCAAAGGTCGGTTTAATGGCTACCAAATTTGTAACAAATCTTGACCTCGTTCAGAACCAGATTCTCAACGGACGGTTTGAGAGCGTTGCCAGCGACCCTGCAACGGACAACTTTGAAGGTCGCCTCATCTACAATACAACCGAAGACACAATCAAGGTGTACTCGGGTTCAGCATGGCGGAAGATGCTTCATGGCATTTCGTCTGCTGGCTCTGCTTCTGAGGCTCTCACAATCAGCGAGTCCAATGGCGCAGTAACAATCACGCCAAACCTTGCTACGTCGTCCGACGACGGCGTGATGTCCGCTGCGGATAAATTAAAACTAGACAATGCTACCGATGCGGCGACCGCGCTCCGACTAGTTATCCGCGATGCTGACGGACAGGCAAAGTTTGGCACCCCAACGCACGACTCGCATGCTGCCACAAAGGGCTACGTTGATGCTGCTCGCTCAGGTCTTGATGTCAAGGCTTCTGTCCGTGCAGCCACGACCGTAGCGGTAAACCTTTCAACAGACCTTGCTGCAGGGCAGGTTATTGACGGGGTGACCCTTGCCGAGGGTGACCGAGTCCTTGTTAAGAACCAAACAGGTGGTGGGCAAGCCGATAATGGCATCTATGTTGCCCCTGCATCTGGAGCCGCTAGCCGCGCAACCGATGCGGACAGCAGCGCCGAAGTTACGACAGGAATGTTTACCTTCGTTTCTGAAGGTACCGTTAACGCTGATTCTGGCTGGGTTCTGACTACCAACGACACAATCCTCCTCGGCACAACCGCCCTTGCCTTTGCGCAGTTCTCTGGTGCGGGTCAGATTACTGCTGGTGCTGGTCTAACCAAGACTGGCAACACTATTGACGTCATTGGGACAAGCGACCGCATCACTGTAAATGCTGATTCGGTTGACATTGCCTCTACATACGTCGGTCAGACAAGCATCACGACACTCGGCACCATCACTACGGGTACGTGGAATGGCACCGATGTAGCGGTTGCTGACGGTGGTACTGGTTCTTCTACAGAGTCTGGCGCACGGCAAAACCTTGCTGTTGGCGGAACTCAGGGCAGTGGCGTATCAACGCCAGTTCTTGCACGAGTTGTAGCCAAGACAATCGGCAATAACTCGGCAACATCATTCACCGTGGAACATGGTCTTGGGACGCGAGACGTTACTGTTCAGGTTTATGATGCCGCAACATATGACACCGTTATTTGTGATGTTGTTCGTACTGACACAAATAACGTCACGTTTGGATTCTCGGTTGCCCCAGCATCAAACGCTTACCGCGTAGTAATCACAGGTTAAGAGGAATCATGAATCTGACTGAACAACAGAAAGCGCTAGTTGCATCATATGTTCGGACAGCAATTTCTGCGGGGATTGCTGTCTATCTAGCAGGAAATCATGATGCTAAGGCGATTGCCTACGCTGCTTTTGCTGCTATTGCTGGTCCGCTAATGCGCTGGTTGAATCCAAACGATAAGGCTTTTG